TGATAAATGGCCTTTTAGCTTGGTGGTTCCCCTCTCAACACACTCTGGCTCAGGTCATTGCCACCAATCTCAATCAATCGGTTTGTTTTATCAATTTGATTCTTCTGTTAATGATCCCCAGAATTACCAAAAAGTTCAAGACACCATTCTTAAAACCAAGTCCCTTCAGGCTGAAAGTAATAATTTATTTTTATTTGACCCATTTAGGGCTAAAATGTTTAATGGATTCTTTTTTATGATGAATAGAAACATTATCAATTATGAACATGAAAAGGATATTTTATTTAACCCTGAATTTCCAATTACAAAAAATGAAGATGAGCTTAACTGGGCTAAACTAATACCAAATAACGACTATCCAGCAGTATGCAAAACTTCTTTTATCTTTCATCACAAAGGAGTCACCGCAACAAAAGACTTGAGAAATAATAAAACTTTCTTTAAAAACAGACTTAAAAATGAAAATTAGCCTAATACAACCATCCAGAAACAACCTTAAATATTTGCAGTGGTCTTATAATTCAATCAGGAAAAACCAAGGCAAGCATACCGTAGAAATTTGTGTTGCTGATGACTTTTCTTCTGACGGTCTTGCCGATTGGTGCAAGTCTACTGCAAAAAAAGATAAACACTTTAAGTGGATTCAAAACAAAGGCCCAGAAAGACTAGGGCATACTATTTTATATGACAAGCTAATTAATGAAGTCGCCTCTCACGATATATGTATGATATTTCATGCCGACATGTATCTTGCCCCTAAAGCTCTAGACTTTGTTGAAAAATATATTGAAGAAAAAACCATTGTAACACTTACTCGAATCGAGCCTCCTTGGTGGCCCCACAGCCTAGAGAAGTTTATTCTTGAATTTGGAACTGAGCCCGAGGAGTTTAAGGAGAAAGAGTTCCTGTCTTGGCTTCATGACACTCATTTGGAAAAAGCTAAGGACATCATTACTCATGGGGTATTTGCCCCTTGGGCTTTCTATAAAAAAGATTTTCAGGAAATTGGGGGCCATGACCCAATGTATGCACCTCAATCAAAAGAAGATTCAGATATTTTCAACAGGTTTAAATTAAATGGAGTTAAGTTTATTCAAACTTGGGAGGGGTGTGTTTATCATTTATGTTGTAGAGGCTCTAGGTTTAACCCCGACCTAACAAAGCCCGGCCAAGATTCAGACGAGTGGACTAAGCAAAACAGAAAATCAGAAAGAAATTTCATACGAAAATGGGGTAGCAATGTTAAGCACGGGCCAAAGCTTGAGCCTGTTATTATTCCCAAGCTCGGAACGGAGTTTAGAATTACCAACTGTACACAAGAAGCTCTAGATGAACTAGAGCCCTACTGTGAACACATGTATGTCGATTGCGGATTCAAGAAGTATCTAAAGAGAGAGCAAAAACTAACAACAATAGATCTTTCCAACAAGATCCAAGACCTTTCTTCCGTTGATCCAGAAAACCCCAGAGGCAACCTAGTGGTCGAGTTTGACTATCTCAAACTAAGAGATGAAGAAAAATTCATTTTAAAGAATATTAATGAAGTTGTTTTATCTAATGTAATTTCAGGAAAAGCTACCGCAGGCAATATTAGCATAGATTGCAGGAGCCACTGCACATACGAGAACAAGCTCATTAAAGTTTAAGTTACTCACAACACGATTTTAGTGTTGCCATACACACTTTTTTGTGCTAAGATAGCTATTTTAATATAAAAGATTAATTTTCAAAAAAGCATATATTTTCAAGTGTAAAATCCCCCATGGACATTAAGGTAAAAAAAAGAAATGGCCGTTTAGTAGACTTCCAAGTAGACAAAATTAATGCTAGAGCACAAAGATCATGTGAGGGGATAAAAGATGTCTCGGCAAGTGAAATAGTTTTAGATGCACAGCTTCAGCTGTATGATAAAATTCCAACAACGGAAATAGATAAAGCATTAATACTCTCTGCTAGAGAAAAGATTGAAAAAGAGCCTAACTATAATTATGCTGCCGCAGGGCTGTTAACAAACTGTCTCTACAAAGAGGTATTTAGAGAGGGAGTTGATTCAGATGCCTTTAGCTTGCAATATAGGAAAAGCTTTATACAAAATGTAAAAAAGCTAGTCAAGCTTGAACGTTTAAACAAAGATCTTTTAAAGTTTGACCTTTCAGTTCTTGCGGATGCCTTAAAAATTAGAAGGGATAAAAAATTTAAATATCTTGGCATTCAAACTTTAGTAGATAGATATTTTATTAGAGAAGATGGTAAAATCATGGAGGCTCCCCAATCCTTCTGGATGAGAGTGGCCATGGGGCTAGCACTTAATGAGGAGAATAAAAATGAGAAGGCTATTGAGTTTTATGACTTAATGAGCGAATTTAGATACACTCCCTCAACCCCCACCATGTTTAACAGCGGAACAACTCATTCTCAGCTTAGTTCCTGCTATCTCAATACCTTTGATGATAGCATTGATGGGATTTTTGACGGAGCGTGGCAGGAGGCTCGTAAATCTAAATTTGCCGGAGGTTTAGGCTTAGATGTTACTCCATTTAGATCTACAGGGTCTCACATAAAAGGAACTAATGGGATTTCCAGCGGTCTAGTTCCTTGGCTTAAAATTTATAACGATCTCCTGATAGCTGTAAATCAAGGGGGAAAAAGGCCGGGGGCAGGATGTGCCTATTTAGAGCCTTGGCATTTAGATTTTGAAGACTTTTTAAACCTTCGAAGAAACACTGGGGATGACAGATTGAGGTGTCACGATATGAACACAGCTTCTTGGATTCCTGACTTATTCATGAGAAGTGTTCAGGCAGATGGCGACTGGTATATGTTCGATCCTCATGAGTGTCCAGATTTACATGATATTTTTGGGCAAAAATTTGATAAAAAGTATGCCAAGTATGTAAAAATGGCAGAAGCTGGAGATTTAAAAACATTTAAAAAATCATCAGCTAAAGAGCTTTGGAAGAAAATGTTAAAGGTTCTCTTTGAGACTTCTCACCCTTGGAACACATTTAAAGACCCTTGTAACATTCGCTATACAAATCAACATGAGGGAGTTGTTCATAGTTCTAATTTATGCACAGAAATTACCCTGCACACTAAAGCATCCAAATATAAGCAGGGCGAAAAGGTAGAAATCGGAGAGACCGCAGTATGCAACTTAGGTTCTGTTAACTTAGTTAATCACATCAATGAAAAGGGTGATGACTTTGATTACAATAAATTCGCAGAGACCATCCACCTAGCAGTGAGGATGCTTGATAATGTTATTGACTTAAACTTTTATCCAACAAAAGAGGCTAGAAATTCAAATTTAAAGAACAGGCCTGTAGGCCTAGGAATGATGGGCCTTCATGATGTTCTTCATAAGTTTAACATTAATATTGATAGTGATGAATCTGTAGAATTTAATGATAAATTATTTGAGTTCTATTCCCAACAAGCCATACTGGCGAGCTCAGTCTTGGCAAAAGAAAGGGGTCATTATAAGACCTATGAGGGCTCATTATGGCATGTAAACATCCTTCCCATAGATTCTTACAATAGCTTAATGTCTTATAGGGGAAAGAACTCAAAAGCAAAAGAATCCTTAAATTGGACAGAGGTAAGGAAACATATAGAGGATCATGGAATGAGAAACTCTAATGTAATGGCCATAGCCCCAACGGCTACCATCGGCTATATCAATGGTACCGAACAGAGTATAGAACCCAACTTTTCTGTTCTTTTCGTTTATGAAAATAAATCCGGAAACTCATACATCATTAATGAACACTTTGTTAATGATATGAAAAAAGAGGGTCTTTGGAGCATTGACCTGTCCTCACTGGTCAAGAATGTAGATGGAGATCTTTCAATGCTTAATGGCGATATTCCTGATTGGATTAAATCGAAATATAAAACGGCCTTTGATAGGGATATGTTTAAATTGATTGAGTGTAATTCTGCTAGACAAAAATGGATGGACCAATCAATTAGTTTTAACCTTTACAACAGCACCACATCCTTAAAGTATTTAAACGATTTATATATGGCCTGCTGGGAGTCTGGGCTAAAAACCACCTATTACTTAAGGAATCGTGCGGCCAGTAAAGTTGAAAAATCTACCGAAAGCCAAGAAGAAGGCCCTTCCGCTTGCAGTATTGAGGCTATGAAAAACGGAGAATCCTGTGAGTCATGTCAATAAACGAGCTTCCGGAGTTGCGGTTCTTTACGGAAACTCCATTCTTTTAGCTAAAAGGATTGAATTTTGGGGGGAAGAAAAAGTTCCTGTTCCATATGGAGGGTATTGGTCAATATTTGGGGGCACTATAGAGGATGGAGAAAACCCCATGGTCTGTGCAATAAGGGAGCTTGAGGAAGAAGCTCAGATTAAGATTGCCATATCTGATTTAAAATATGTTAAAACAGTTCAAGATGACGGTGTTGAATTTGTATTTTATGTTACAGAGCTCAGAGAATTAGTTAACCCAATTTTAAATGATGAGCATACAGAGTCTGGCTGGTTTTCAATAGATTCCTTAAGCGACTTTCACGATAAAATTGATCCTAAAATTGTAGAATGTATACATTTATATAAAAAAGAGGGTTGGCCCAGCATTCCATGGAACGACCTCCCCTTTTAAAAACATGTGTATATTTATATAAGATTAGTGTATAATATATTATCATGCAGGCCTTCATAGATTTACAAAAGAGAATTAAAGACAAGATAGATTCAGGTGAAGCTCCTTGGTTAAACATTAAAGACCGTGGGCTTCGTTTTTGGTATCTCTTTGAGAGCGACAGTCGAAATAAAAAAGATGGCTCTCCAGCCAAAAAGAAAAAAAAGAGAGCTATGAACAAAGGGGAATATAGAGATAAAGACGGCAAGATATGCAAGACCAGCAAGAGCGATGAGGATGCTGGCTACCCCCCTAACTGTAATGAGGGCTACAAAGAAGAAGATGGCAAGTGTGTCCCCATCGAGAAGGGCAAGAAAGAAAATAAGTTAAGACCCGGAAAAGAAGATGGCAATCAAAATTGCCCCAATTGTTATTAATATTTGAATTTGGCATAGTTTATTCTACTATATATATGAAAGCACTCAAAAGAGGCTTTCTGAGAGCCGTAAGGTCTCATTAACATCCAAATAGGAGTAAATATGACACAGTTAGTAAAACAAACACCAGTATTCAGTCGAGAAGAGTTCTTAACGCCTTTTGATTCTTTATTCGATAATGTAATCCAAAAGGCATTTCCTACTTTTGGTCAAGAGTTTGGCGTAGAATTTTTTGGCAACAACTCTTATCCCAAGGTAGATGTAGTTGATCATTCAGACAAGATCACCATTGAGGCAGAGATTCCGGGCTTATCCAAAGATAATGTATCTGTTGAATTAGAGGAGGACATTCTTTCTATAGTTGGAAACAAACAGGAAAAACAACAGAACCCTGATGTTAAATATGTCAGGAGGGAACTTAAGAGATCTTCCTTCAAGAGGTCCTTTAAACTAAATGGTAGCCTTGACCTTAAAAACATCAAAGCTGACTTTAATAATGGTGTGCTGTTAATTAGCATCCCAAAGAAAGAACCGGAAAAACCTAAAAAAGTTAAAATTTTATAATATTTTCAGAGTACGAGGGTACTATGTATGGGGTAGGGGCGTCGGCTACATGGCCGGCGCCCTTTTCGTGTATATATAATATATGGAGTTCAGTGAATATATATTCGTGGGGATTGGGGCTTGCTTCTCAATCATAGGGTATTTTCTCAGGAGAGAGAATAGACGCCTTGACAGAATGGAAGAATTAATTAATCAAATTAATTTAACTTTAGCTCAAAATGAAGTTAGAGACTTGGAAAGATGGACACAAACCAACAAGCGATTGGAGGATCGCAGGATGGACATTAGAAAACTTTATGATTTAACTCAACAGAAATAATTTTAAGTTGACGTGCAACACCTATAGGTGTATAATATTTACATGAAAAAGAATAAACTTCGAAAACTATCTATTTTAAATTTATGCATAGGCTATTTAATGGCATTCTTATTGATTTTGCTTGTGGTACTCAACAGGGGTATTGAAGCCGAAGTCGAGCATAAGTTGATTGCATCAGCAAGTAATAAGGAAGTTGTAGAAGGGGATCTTTTTAACGGCATACATGAAAAAGAAGGGATTGTATATGTCAATCAGCATCCAACTACTGAAGTTAGGGACCATAGTGTGGGGATAGACAGGCTTCATGGGGTTGTTTTAGATGACGATCCAGATGTAGTCTTCATTAACGATGACACACATCGCACTCACATTGCAGTAGTTGACAACCCAGATCATGTTGTCGTTGACAGAAATGATAGGGTTATTGTTGATAATGACTTAGATTATGAAATTTCGAGAGGTAATGGACATAATAGTGATGTTATTGTGGGCACTCATGCTCGTGGTGGCATATCTCGCCATGACAGGGGGACTCATGTTGGGGATCAAGTACATCTCAGAGACAATGTAGATGACCCAGATATTGGCCTATTAGACAGAAGGCTTGCTGAATTGGGAGATGTTGATCTAGATGCTTATGATAAAGCCATTAGAGAGGATAGAGATAAAATTGGAATAAATGAAGAAGATGACTCTGTTAATTTGGCCGGGCTTACTTTAGCCAGAGAGGGTGATGATGTTGAGATTGGCGATTTTGACCTAGATTTTGAAGAAAATAAAAATGGCAATGGCAAAGATTACGGCCTTGGAGAAGGTGGAGAGCTTTATGCATATAACTTCCCCAGTCGTGGGGTTGGGGCGGGGATAGGATCCTCTGCCATTGGAGCTGGCATGGGTGGCGGTGCCGGCCTTGGAGCAGGTATAGGCGAAGGGATACTCAATGGAGAAACTGTTCCAACTTTAGGCGGCGTTGGTAGTGGACCAACACCGCTAGCCGGTCAATCTGCTATGTCTCCGGGGTCTGGAGGAGTAGGGGGGCTTGTTGGTGGAGCTGGAGCCGGGGGAGCGGCAGGACTAACACAAGGCCGTGTCACAGAGAAGCTTGGCTTAGGCATTGGGGCAGGTAAGGGGTGCGCGGAGCATGGAGGAAACTGCGATGGCCATCATGGACATGGCTCTCACAATTATGACCACCTACCCAAGGACGGAGCTCTTCACATTATGATGCATGTAGACGGAAGCGGAAGCATACTGAACACCCGCAAACAACTAGAAGAAATGAAGGAGACCCTTCTTAAAAGTGCCCTACTTCCTTATTATAACAATAATGAAGATCTTTACAATAGGAGAGTTACCATTGTGGATGGGTCTGGAGAGAGAACTCTCAGGTTTTTCACGGACGCGACTAAAAAGGATAATGTTTTAGCTCTTGTTTTTCAAGATGAAGCTCAGCCGGTATATCATTTACCAAATTTCAACAAGAAGCCAGAGGAGCATTATTTAGATGATCTTAATAAATTAAAATCAAATCTGAATAACCACAGGGGACTTTATAGGGGAGTTATGTTTCAGGTTGACAGGGGTAAAACTTTCGCTAAATCCTTTAAAGAGTTTGTGGAGTGTGCCCTTCAGGGCAAAGGGTATCTTGAGGGAGACAATCTCAAAAAGTATTATTGGGAAGAAAATCGAAATCATATAAAAAATAAAGACGGAATCGTTTTTAGTGATGAATACCATGCAAAAGATGAGGGCAACCCCCAGTATTACTTAGATTTAATTTTTAAAGCCTCTAAAAAAGTTGGACTAGACCTTAATATTTATGGAGCAGGCAATACTGACGGAAAATATATTAAATAAAATAGTTGAATAAATACTGATACATACTATTATTTAGTATGAATAAATTTATTATAATTCCAGCTTTACTTTTACTTTGCAACACATTCGCCTTTTCGCAGGCAAAAATTGACAGAAAAAAGGTCGCAGAACACCTTCAAAGTATTTCTGTGACAATTAAATCTGAAGGCCAGTACAGTAAATCCGAAGGCTCTGGGGTTTTAATTACTAGAAAAGTTGATGGGAGAGACGTTACATTTGTCTGGACTTGCGGACATGTCGTTGATAATTTAAGAAGGGTTCGGAGTGTTGTTAGCGAAAAAGGGACTTCAGTTAAAATTGTTGAGTTTGATGATGTTCAAATTGTTAAGGAGCTTGTTGAGTCTGGGAGGAGGGTTGGCGAGATTAAAATGGATGCCAAGGTAATCAAGTACAGTGATTACGACCACGGTCAAGACCTTGCCCTTTTAATGGTTAGGGCTAGGGATTATGGCAAGGATAGTGCAAAATTTTATTTCAATAAAGAAGAACCAATCATCCCCATAGGCACTAGACTGTTTCATGTTGGATCATTATTGGGTCAAATGGGGGCAAACAGCATGACTACAGGCATTA